AACCGGAGATTCATGGGCAGCCAAATAGCCGAACTTACTAAAATCCCTGACAAAACTAAAAAAGATGTATTTGCTATCCGAACACAACTGGGTTACCACGGTGGATTTCGTATCGATGCGGAGGTGTACCTAACCGAAGAAATGTTTGACTCCGCCCTACGCGCAGCAAACAAAGCGAGATCTCTCAAAAAAACATTTGTTAAGTCTGTAAACATTAAGAAAAATGAAACCTCCAAAAAAATGACTAAACTTGCTACGACCCCTCGTTTATACACAGAGGCCGAGATGGCTTCCCACTCCAAATTGAAGTTCAAGGAGACGTGGACCATCATGTCTAAGGATGGACTGTACGTCCACAGCTACTTACAAAATAATAAAGTGGCGGAGTACTCTTCCAACAGATCCAAAGCAGAGATATTTAAAACATACGAAGAAGCTCTATTCAGGTTAAGGACACTGGACATGATCAGCCCTAAACGTCACGTGTTAAAACGGTTTATGGTCGAAAACATTGATCCGTCTAGTTGCTAAGATAGAGCAGATCTTATTTGCGGTTATGCGGTTCGCTGGAGATACTTTTAGCCGTTCTGAATCTCCTGACAGAGGTGAAGAGGATACGCTACTAACTTCATATTTTCCAGGTTTGCGTAACATATACAGACCTAAATTTAAAACGAAAGATAAGATTTCTCCCACCACAGGGGGAAGCTCAACTCCGTCCACTGTTGCTTAAGTCCTTTAAACCAAGTACAAGTTAATGGCTTTTCAGTTAGCTGGACAAACATTAAAAAAAGGGTCTTCCTTTAGTGCTGGGGACACACTGTACCCTGACAATTGGCTTGCGTTGTCAACACCAGAAGAACGACAAAATATAGGCATAACCGAGACTCCCGATACTCCTGCTGCCGAGGATAAACAAGAACCCATTAGATTAGCTGGCGATGTAGAGTTAAAACAAAACTCAGATACTTCAGATATTTCAAATGAAGCCAACAAACAAGAGTCTGGTTCAAGTAGTGATACAGAAAAAAATAATTTTTTTGAATCTGGAAGCGCGAACGAATTTGAACCATTTGCTGGGCAACGTTTTGCTTATTCTGAAAGAGGTTTAACCTATAGCAATAAACCAACACACGGATCTGCATTGACTTATGGGCAAAATAGAGTTGAAAAACCTATTGTAGCCCCTATTCAAACCGCACCAGTTCAAACACCTCCCCCAGCAAAACCAGCTGATGCCACGCCGTCAGCGGGAAATTCTACTGGAGTAACTTACAAACAACCAGAAGCATATAAAGCAGAAGATAACAATAACAATGAAGACTATTCAGAACCTGACTACAAACCTAATGCAACCGTACCGTTTAATGATGTAGTAGGTGCAGTTCCAAAGGATGACGAACCTAAAGTAGAAGAAAAACCTGCTGCACCTACACCTACTGCACCTGCCAAGACACCAGAAACGCTGGCCATGTCTAGGTTTGTCGATCCCGCCACGGGGCGTCACTTGTACACCAGTAATATAGACGAAGGAAATTCAGCCGGACTTTCATCAGAAGGTCAGGCATTTCAACTATTTAAAGATTCAGGTCAGACAACCGGAACTTCAGATGTTTACAGATTGTTTAATCCGACAACAGGGGATCACTTCTACACTGCCTCAGCATCTGAAAAAGATGTAGCGGCAGGTGCAGGATATAACGTAGAAGGATCTGTTGGTGCAGCTTATACGGCACCTACTGAGAATTCAACAGCTGTTGAAAGATACTTCCAAGCTGCCACGGGGCAACACTTTTATACAAGTGATGCGAAAGAGGCTGAAAATCTTGGTGCACTTGGGTTCCAAAGAGAAGGTGTCGCGTTCTATACACCAAGGACATCTTAGGGAGCCCAGAGTCTTGCCTAACAATACAGGAAAACAGTTAACACTGTTGCTCCCGCCTACAATTAAAAAATATATTTTATGAACAACGATAAAGACTATCGACTTGAAGTAATAAAAAACGAGAAATTTGTAACGCTTGCTCTAGAAGCTAGTAACAGTAACCACGCTGTGGCTCAAGCGGAGGATATTTGCCGTGCATTAGATGCAACTTCATTTAACTTACGATACACAAAGTACAAAGAAACTCCGTTAGCTATTTTATTTAAAAAGTTGGCTACAAATATGTATGATTACAGAACGTGCGAACCTTGGACAGAAACTTTCAGCAATAATGTTCCCTGTATCTATGTATTTAAACAACGGTACTACGTCCGAAATTTGATCCTTAAATACTTAGATATACCTAGAGAGGGAGCCGTAGCTCGCCCAAGCTGTAATTGCAAATCTTGCATAAACCCATACCACTTCTCGTACAAATCCGGAAAAAACTCAAAATTAACTGGCGCGGACACCAATATGCTCCTAGCATTTCTAGGCCAAGGTTCTGGGGTGACCCAGGCTGCCAAGGCACTAAAAGTCCATCGTTCAACTATTTACCGGAAACTAAACCGTGAATGTCTTTCTACTCGGTCTGACGATCACAGATCCAGCTCAAGAAAATGAAGGCGTAATCAACGTCCTAGCTGACTCTCTCCCATCCAACGAAAAACGTGTACACACCAAAGTTCAACTGCTACAAGACAAAAACCACTACGTAGGGAAACTGCTTCAGGATCTTAAAAAATCAGACACCGTGTTAGCAATTGGACCCACGCGGCCAACGCTAGACGGAGTTCTTCAGATGCAGCCGATGCTGGTTGTAACAAGAGATAACTTCGACGATCTGTTGGCAATCAACCTATTCATTGCGACGGGTGGTCTAGGACCCAAGTCCGATGAGGTTGAACTGTCAGATACAACAGTAACCAACAGGTCTCTTGCTTGGCAGTCTGAAAATTCAGAAACTAACTGGATAAAGCTGACAGCTTGGGCCGAGCTTTCTAAGCAACTCTCAGAGCTAGCGCCCGGAACGCCCACAATTGCCGTGGGTAAAGTTTCTACAAGCGAAAAAGACGACAAAAACTACCTAAACTACACTCTGGACAAAATCCTCTACCTTCCCAAATCTACGAAGTCCGCACCCAAGAAAGCTGCTGATCCTGAAAAAGGTAAAGTAGCCGCTGCGGCCATTGGTTCTATTGATTTCTCCCTCTGATCTAGGTATTTAACTATGGTATTTATCGCTGGCAACTTTTCTGAAGACGAGATTCTCGCTAACGTTCCCCCTCATACACTTCGTATTGATCTTCAAGCTCGTCGCTGGAAGTCAGACGTAGACTCAGACTCTGCGATTGTGGATGCGAACGACAACGGGATCCCCATTGAGTTCATCCTCATAGGCTTTACGCCCTATTTTGGCAACTTAGGGATGCGGAACCAAGAGGAGTTTCTACGCATCGCTTTCATTGGTGTGTCCCCGAACCATCGGCTGCTCCCACCACGCTGTGTAACCACGGCGATGATTTCTGGTAAATCCAGCCAGAAAAACTTTATCTCTTACTTCCAGACCCTGTATAACAACAGGATTAACTGTGCCTCCGTGGTAACGAGCAGCAAGTTTGTAACGAAATCTTTCAACGAAAGGGATCCCGTTACAGGTGCTGACGGAGCCAAGATCAACTACAACGCTCTGGACTTTAAGGATCGTCCTGCAGAAAGCGCCGAAGAAAAGAAACTCGTCGAGGATATCAACGAGTGGCTTGCAATCGAAGGTGCTTCATCCGCAGCACATTGCCTTAAGTCGCACATTCCCGGCGCCAACTTGGTGGAACTGCCCTTGGGTTCAGACCACGCGGCGATCAAGGCTCAGTTTGCAGCCGAGAACCCCTCGCAGATTGGAGGATCCTCAGGGTTCCAACCTTCGCTGCCGTCTGCTAACGCAAAGGATACAGAGGAAGCTCCTGCCGCCCCTCCGCAGCCCAAGCGCAAGAAAGCGATGGAGCTTACAGAGGAACAGGCAAAAGCCCTGGGGATTGACTTCTAGGCTACAATTCTCTGTTGAAGCCCTCCGAGCACCGTACCCACGGTGCTTTTTTTATGGCAATCAGGTAGACACAGGATTACGTTTGATTTCCTGAGGTGCAAGCAACGTATCGAACGAAGGCAAAGTTACACCAGTCCGTACACAGTGTTTAACTAAGCCATTAAAAAGCCTATTCCGTACAAGTGACTGTTTGTGTACCATATCAAATAATTTAAGTAGATCTTCTTTCTCTAGTTTTTTGGCGTCCATAAGGACTTGTTGATGCACAAAGTTTTGTTCCGCATCAAGCCATTCAAAACTTAACATGCTTTTAATGTGATCCGCCTAAATCTAGCAGACACCCTGTGGACAGACAAGGTTATTTGCATTACAGTTCGGATCCCAGCATGATCCTTATGAGCGAATTTTATACGATTCCCTCCGGTGTCACCCATACCCTGGTAAAGCACACATTTATAACTGGTTCTGTGCTTGTGCCTTTTGACCCAGATTTAACTTTATCTACGGAACTTCAACGACACAATTACACCGTAACGACTAACACCGATATTGAAAATATAACAGACCCAAATTGGTGGGTCGGTATG